CAGGAGCTACAGGTCATGAGTATGTTGGAGAAGCTGGTCACCTCCGTCGACGAGCTCAAGCTCCTTCTCGCACAGCAAGGCATCAAATGAAATACTTCACCTACGAGGAGTTCGACTCCCCCGACCAGCCCGGCTCCGGCCATGAGATGCAGCCACTCTTCTTGGAGAAGTTGGATTTGGCTCGTGAGCTCAGCGGGGTACCCTATGTTATCAACTCTGGCTTTCGGACGCCTGAGCACAATGCTGAGGTGGGGGGAGTGAGTTCCAGTTCCCACCTAACGGGCTGGGCTAGTGACATCCGTACCGACAGTTCCAACCGCAGGTCTTTAGTCTTGAAGGGCCTTATCGAGGCTGGCTTCAATCGCATTGGCATCGGGCAGAGCTTCATCCATGCGGACTGTGACCCGAGTAAGGCGGGCAACGTAACGTGGTTGTACTGAATTGCGTACCTTGGTTCTATGATTGATTTCATTACAGAATTCTGGGCTGAGCTCTTGCTCGCCGCTATGGCCTTTGCTAAGGTTGTTGTGAACCTCACTCCGACGGAAAACGACAACGCTGTATTTGGCTATTTCGATTTGCTTATCACTGCTATTACTGGCGACCGCCGTAAGAAGTAAGATGGCTAAGATTAGTACCTACACCGTCGAGACCCCTACGTCTTCCGACTTGGTTATTGGAACCGATGACGTTGGGGGTACTAACGCGACCAAGAACTTTACTGTAGGCAGCATTGCCGGTATTGCCAATTTGCAATCCGTCCTTGATGCCGGAAACACCGCTACGGAGGACATCATCCTTACGGGCAACCTGTCTGTTACCGGTACGGTTGCGGACAGCTCTGGCGATGTGGGTGCCAATGGTCAGTTTCTTACTTCAACGGGAACGGGAACCAACTGGACAGACTCTCCCGGCGGTCTTCGAAATGTCACGGTTCGAGTTGGCGCAGGTGATATGAACACCTTGGATACGGTATCGGTCAACATCATTGATGCTCCGGGTGCCGGCAAGGCTATTCAGATTGTTTCTGCAAGCATCAAGATGGACTTCAACACTACGGCGTACTCCTTTCCTGCTCCACTTCAATTCACTGTTCTGGCTGGTCTTCCCCAAATGACCATATTGAATACCGTTGTCAACGTGAGTACCGACGTGTTTTCTTCTGTAATTCCGATTGCCGGTGGATTTATTTCGGAAAACAGCGCAGTCAAGTTGACGACCAGTGCCCCGACGTCCACTACTGGGGATAGCGACGTTGACTTTGATATCCTCTACCGTATTATTACGGTGTGAGAGATATTCGTAAAGTTTGCATCGGTCCGAACTATAAGGACTGCATGTGTTACGTAGTGGGACAGTCCGTTCTCGGCAACTCCCACTATGTGCATTTAATTAAATACAATGATGAGACGGGGAGCATCCTCATCTACATCGAGCAGGACAATGTCGTGGTGCTTTGGAAGGAGTTCATTGCGATGCCTACTTCACTGGAATACAATATCAACTTTTGAGGGCTGTAGAGCAATTCATTGTAAGGGGACAGAGATACGCAAATACCAAGGGAGACCTCATCGTAAGCACGAGTGAGGAAGACCATCGCTTTGCAAACCGCGAGGGCGAGGTAGTGGCGTTACCGTTAGGATACGACGGTCCCATATCTGTTGGTGACACGCTGCTGGTCCACCACAATGTATTCAAGTACTACAACGATATAAAGGGGCGCCGACAAAGCGGTAGGAGTTTTCTCAAAGACGACCTCTTTCTCGTAGACTTCGACCAGTTCTATATGTGGCGCAGCGGCAGCTCATGGCACGCCCACGATAGGTACTGCTTTGTTGAACCTATACCCCCCGAAGATTCTATCATCTTCAAGCCGTTGACAGAGGAGCCGTTGGTTGGTATAATGAGGTTTCCAAATGATTATCTTCAGGGGCAAGGAATTGCGTCTGGTGACAAGGTCACCTTCAAGCCTGACAGCGAGTATGAGTTTATCGTAGACGGGGAGAAGATGTACCGAATGTTCGACCATCAAATCACATGCAAGATTCAAACAAGCTAAAAGAGCGCATCATCTCTGCGGGTAGGATAGCTGTTGAGCAACTGATTAAGGTGGCTCAGGAGGATATCTTAAAGCCGGGTGAGGACGACGACCTTGCGGCGGACAGGCTAAAGAATGCGGCGGCTACTAAGAAGCTTGCCATCTTCGACGCGCTGGAGATTTTGAATCGCATCGACTCTGAGGAGGAGGCATTGGGATTGGCGGAGACATCCACTAAGACAGAAAGTAAGGTGGGTTTTGCAGAACGACGGTCCAGATAAGCTGTATACGGTACTCAGCTCGTACATCTCCAAGGGAGTTGTATCGAATAAGAACCGTGCCAAGACGTGGTTCTACGGCTACAACGAGAAGTATGACGTTGTGGTCATCTCCAAGACGGGACAGATAGGTGACATCATAGAGATTAACGGTCTCCGTATCGCGCTTCCTTTAGAGCCTAAGTCTATAGACAGCAAGGACAACAAGTGGGTACGCAAGGATTTGCCTAAGGTCTTGTCGCGCATCCAGAGCATCTTCCAGTGGAACGAGATGCCCAATACGTTTAAGTCCAACTGGGTAGACTACATCGAAGAGGAGTTCGACCGTCGCGAGTACGGCCACTGGTTCATCAACAACGGGAGGCCAACGTATGTTACGGGTGCCCACTATATGTACTTGCAGTGGACGAGTATCGACGTCGGCTACCCCGACTTCCGCGAGGCCAATAGGATATTCTTTATCTTCTGGGAAGCGTGCAAGGCCGACCCAAGGAGCTTCGGTATGACGTATCTCAAGATTCGTCGCTCGGGCTTTTCGTTTATGGGTTCGTCGGAATGTGTCAACACGGGTACGCTGGCTAAAGACTCTAGGGTAGGAATACTTTCAAAGACTGGTTCGGATGCGAAGAAGATGTTTACGGATAAGGTGGTGCCCATTGCAAACCGACTTCCGTTTTTCTTCAAGCCGATACAGGACGGAATGGATAAGCCGAAAACGGAACTGGCGTTTCGTATCCCTGCTTCGAAGATTACAAAGAAGAATATGTACGATGTGGAGGACGAAGAGATTTTCGGACTGGACACCACCATCGACTGGAAGAATACCGACGACAACTCTTACGACGGAGAGAAGCTCCTCCTGCTAGTCCACGACGAGAGTGGTAAGTGGGTCAAGCCCAACAATATCCTCAACAACTGGCGCGTCACCAAGACGTGCTTGCGCTTGGGTAGTAAGATTATCGGCAAGTGCCTGATGGGGTCCACCTCCAACGCACTGGCTAAGGGTGGCTCCAACTTCAAGAAGCTATACGAAGACTCCGACCCGGCTACACGTAATGCCAACGGTCAGACCAAGAGCGGTATGTACCGCCTGTTCATCCCTATGGAGTACAACATGGAAGGCTTCATCGATGAGTTCGGACACCCCGTCTTCCACGCCCCGGAGAAGCCCGTTATGGGCGTCGACGGAATGAAGATTAAATCTGGCGCCATCGACTACTGGGAGGCAGAGGTAGAGAGCATGAAGAGCGACCCCGATGCGCTCAACGAGTTCTACCGTCAGTTCCCCCGTACCGAGTCTCACGCTTTCCGTGACGAGAGCAAGCAGAGCCTATTCAATCTCACTAAGATTTACCAGCAGATAGACTATGCCGACAGCCTTGTTAAGGAACACTATCTCACGCGTGGTTCCTTCCATTGGGAAAACGGCATCAAAGACTCTCGGGTCATCTTTAGTCCCGATAAGCGGGGGCGGTTCAATGTTTCTTGGACCCCACCTAAGGGCATGCAAAACAGGGTCATAGATAAACGGGGAACGAAGTATGCTGGCAATGAACACATTGGGTCTTTTGGATGTGACTCCTACGACATTAGCGGCACTGTGGGTGGCGGTGGTTCTAACGGTGCTCTTCACGGAATGACCAAGTTCCATATGGACGATGCGCCCACCAATGAGTTCTTCCTTGAGTATGTGGCTCGCCCGCAGACGGCGGAGATATTCTTCGAGGAGGTGCTGATGGCGTGCGTTTTTTATGGTATGCCTATCTTAATAGAGAACAACAAGCCGAGGTTGCTATACCATTTTAAGAACAGGGGCTACCGTGGGTTCTGCATGAACCGACCCGACAAGCATTACAACAAGCTTTCCAAGACGGAGCGTGAGTTGGGCGGTATCCCCAACAGTTCTGAAGACGTCAAGCAGGCCCACGCCGCAGCTATCGAAAGCTATATCGAGAAGCATGTGGGCATTGATATGGACGGCACCTTTCGTGATGCTGGTGAGATAGGAACTATGCCTTTCGTCAGAACCTTAGAGGATTGGGCGCGTTTTGATATTAGCAATCGTACTGCTTTCGACGCTACAATTAGCAGCGGATTGGCGGTTATGGCCAACCAAAAACACCTCTATATGCCTGAGCAGAAGAAGAGTTCAATAAGCATTACCTTGCCGAGATATAACAATCGTGGGTCAAGAAGCGAACTTCGGGAGTAAATGAAGGATGTCAAGATTAATATTTCTACCGCTGGTTTCCCCAGTCAGTTTGTTTCTGACGCGGAGAAAGCCACGGAGGAGTATGGACTTATGGTCGGTCAAGCCATCCAGTACGAGTGGTTTAAGAAAGACGGTAACCAGTGTCGCTTCTACAATCAGTGGCG